CGCGTAGTCACCGGACGAGCCGATCTGCGCGGAGTCACCGGACGAGCCGATCTGCGCGGAGTCACCGGACGAGCCGATCTTCGCGGAGTAACCGGACGAGCCGATCTTCGCGGAGTTACCGGACGAGCCGATCTTCGCGGAGTAACCGGACGAGCCGATCTGCGCGGAGTTACCGGACGAGCCGATCTGCGCGGAGTTACCGGACGAGCCGATCTGCGCGGAGTAACCGGACGAGCCGATCTTCGCGTAGTTACCGGACGAGCCGATCTTCGCGGAGTTACCGGACGAGCCGATCTGCGCGTAGTCACCGGACAGATTCGTTCCATTTGACTCATATTTCGTTTTTTCAAGCGTGAAATCAATGCACGCTTTCAAAAAACCTTTAAGTCCGAGTTTTGCGCCGATGTGAATTTTATTTGTTGCCCGCTTTTCTCCGTCATTCCATACCTGCCCCAATGCTTCCACTTCCGCAAATTCAGAAAAATTTCCGTTGTCATCCACGAGGTCGTAATGGTTCAGAACCTCCCACGGGTCCTCGCAAAAGTGCATAACTCCTTTGTGGCAACATCCCACACCGTGCTCCTCATATGTCGTGTTTTCCTCGTACTGTTTCCCTTTGCAGGAAAAATCTTTCTCGAATCCCTTAAAACCTTTCATTCCCATTGCCTTTTCTCCTTTCATGTGCTATGATGATGTTGTCTTTTTACGGATGCCCTTCGTCTCACCGGAGGGCATTTTACATTTTCAACCACATCTGGAACACTCTGTCTTTCTTCTTTTTTGCCTTTTCCGCTTCTGTTCTCTTTCGCTTCTCCTCCGCGTCAACCGCCAGAAAAGCAAAGAATCCAAGAATCATCAGTGAAAAGCACCAGAAGAACCCGCCCCAATTGATATTGCTGATAGCCACGAGTGCCGTAACCCACAGAATCACTTCTGCTGCTACAATTTTTTTCTTCAATGCTTCGCCCTCCATTTCTCCAGCTCCACTGTGTCGAACACAAGCGGGCTGTTTCTCTTCATCGGGTTGATTTTCCTCACAACCCCCGCCGGTGCGTATTTCTCGGCGCGTTCAAGTACCGCTTCGCCCAATAACGGGTTTTTCAACTTGAGAAGCTCCGATTTCCGCATATACCGCGCCGGATATCGGATCCGGTTTTCTTCTGTTTTCTCTCTGATCCTGACCTCTCGTCCCAGAAACATGAAAAGCATCTTTTCCGCTTCTACTTTCGTAATTTCTTCCATCCGGGGAACCTCCTTACATCACTAACACGGTCGCCACTACCGCCGCCAATGCTCCGAAAGTCACCAGCCAAGCGCTAAACCAAAACGTCGCCCGCTTTCTGGCTTCGTGGATAACATCAACCGCAAACTTCTCCTGTTTCGTCTCTTCCATGTTTCTCCTTAGCTCTGTAATTTCCACCGATTACGTTCCCTTTTTCGTCCAGCCAGTCCCACAGGTAGCGGCCTTTCCCTGAGTTTCGCCACTGTCCAAGACCTCTGAGCATTCCGTAATCAAGCCACTCTGTCACGGCTCCCGCCAATCCATCAGTCAAGCACTGCACCGTGAATTCGATCCACGCCCCCGCCGGGATGCTCTCGCTGTTGGCTAACGCCACGCGCTCGCCCTGCGGTGTCTGTCCTCTCAGCGGACGCTCGCAGTTTCCGATCTCTCCGTCAAAGTGAATCGGGATCTGACGCTCTTTCACGAAAATCAGCCCGTCAATCTCTTTCTTGTACGCCTTAATTTTCGAGCTTTTCGTGTTCGGAACCTTACGCAGCATTCCGGCCGCATCTTTGAAAAATCCCTTAATCTGGTAGTCCCAATAGATCGGCACGCCATCTTTGTTTCTCGGGAAAACGGTCATTGCTTTCTCAATCGTCTCTTCCACGCCGACTGCTTCGACCTCTTCCTTCTTGCTCGGCGCATTCGGTGCCAGAGACGCAATATAGGTCTTGTGGATCTCCTTATCTGCAGCCGCTGTTCCAAGAATTTCCTCCGTGAATGTTAATCTTACTTTGATTTCCTGCATGTTGCTTTCTCCTTTTCGTTTTTATTTTTTGATTTCGGCGCTCTGCCCTCTTCGCTGCGCACCTGCGTATCAATCCGCCGCACTTCATTTCCTTTGCTTGTCCGCTCGCATCTATGAATTGCCTTATTATGCCGTTGCTCATCCTGGCTTCCAGTGCTATTCCTTTGCTCCGACCTGCGATTCCTTTCCGTAGCATTCCGGTTCGTTGGCTCGCTGTACCATGCCCTCGCTCAGCTCTACTGCTCGGCGCCATTCCATGGCTTTTCGTTGCCCAGTCTTTCATGGCTATTCCTTTGCTTTTCAGCTCATGACGGTGCATCACTATTCCATAGCCCTTCTACTCAACGTTTTTCCTTGACCTCGCATTTCAATTCTCCGCTGCGCTTTTCCTTAGCATCGCCATCTCTGCTATGCCATTGCGGATAAAATTTTGTTGACGAAATATCTCTGCCCTTTCCCCGTTACTTTCGGGGTGCGGCTGATCCGAACATTTCCGTTCGGCTGGGTGATCGTGGACTCCTTGATCTCCATAACGCCGAGATCCATGCTCTTCTGCGTCGGCATGTTGTAGCTGGCTCCGTCCTTCCGGATCAGATAACCGTTTTCCCGCATCCACTGGAAGAGCCGCTTCTCGCCGATGTCAACCCCGTTCTGCTTAATCAGCTTTGCAAGGTCTCCGATCAGAATTGACGTTTTGCTTGCGCTCACTGCGTCCGCGAAAATCTCTTTCGTACGCATCCGCTCAATGGCTCGGTTCTGCTCCTCAATGGTTTTCTGCGCTTCGAGGACTGCCAGAGCCAGAAGTTCCTTTCCCTGCGGTGCTGTCTGCTGATACCCACCGGTTTTCCGGATCGCCGGTAGAACCTCCGACGTTATCCAGTGCTTGAATCTCTTTGCTTCTTCCATCTTGCTCGAGAGAATCAAGCTATACAGCCCGGATTCGTTAATCAGCGTCACTTCCCGTCGCTGACCTGCCAGAACGATTTGTTCGGTCAGCTTGTCCTCGGCGTCTACGTGGTCCCGAATGGCTTTCTGCTGGTTCTGGTACTTCAAGACCTTTGCGATACTGGAGCCAACGAACCACGGTTCTCCGTTTCGCATCTCGATTCGAATACTCCCGAACTCTGCATTCGTGATAATCATTTCGTTCATGCTTCCACCTTCTTTCTGTGGTCAAGAAAAAGCTATTTTGCTTACCGAGCAGCGCTTGCGATGCTCAATATGTTTTATATCTTCTTCTTATTCTCTTTCTTATTCTTATTCTAGGGGCGTTACTGTTACGCTACGTCCCTGTTAGCGTAACGTTATGATAACGTTACTAAGCAAATTGCAATGACCCTGTTTGCGTTTTTGCTATTTAATATTTCTCGTTCCAATGCCGGATGCGTCGGTAAAGTTCATCTGCCGCAGCGACTTTTTCAAGTTCTTCTTTGGTGATCGGCCGCGGCTCTCCGGCTTCCAGTTTTTCGATTTTCTTTTCCAGATCTGCGATTTTTCCGAACAGCTTTGCACTTGCATACTCTTCACTTTCCAGATCGTCCGCCAGATGTGGCAACGAAAGTAACGTTTTCAAGATTCCCATAGTCTTTACACCTTTCGTGTGTTATCCTCTTTATGAGGAGGTGAAATAATTGAATATTTCGAATGTTATCAATCTTGTATCAGTTGCTGTCAGTGTCACAAGCGCCATATTCGCGGCGCGTCAAACCAACGTTGCAAACCGAATTGCTCAAGAGCAACTTGACGAAACCAAAAAACCTAAACTCGGTATAGTCACTCAGCTCGAAAGCATTTCCCGTTCCATTCGTCACCTTGATGACACTGTAGAGAAACTAAAAAAGATTGATGATCTGAACAACCAGTGATACGAGTGATGCCGCAAGCATAACCAGTGAGCCAATGTGCGCCCTTCTCGTACACTTAACGATTTTCTCCCATGCTTCGATACGCCGCAGGTCGTCTTCGTCAAATTCGTACTCGCCGGATTCATCGAAGCATGGATCTTCTACATCTCTATTCACTTCTTTTCCGCTCCTTATGTTTTCTGTAACCGGGCTTTATCGGCTTCTTCTTTGATCGTCTTTCGCGCGGATTCTGGAAGAACCGCATTTGTTTCGATCAAGCACATCATGTAGCCGCGGTTAAACTCTGACATATTCGGCAGCGCTTTTTTTAACTGCTCCGCGATTGTCTTTTCTCGATCACTCATGCCGTCAACCTCCTTTCGTTGCTTTGTGAGTTCATTATATCACATCGTGAGTATTTGTCAATGCTTTTCTTGACTTTGTGAGTTTTTTATGCTATTCTTACTCATGTAAGGAGGTGATACGGATGTCGGAGATCAAAGATCGTATCAAAAAGATAAGAGACGATCAGCATCTAACCCAAACAGATTTCGGCGCAAGAATCGGCGTAAGAGGTAACACCATTACCAATTACGAAACAGGGCTTAGAAAACCGTCCGAAGCCGTCATGATGGCAATTGCGCGAACATTTGACGTAAACATGGTATGGTTAAAAGAAGGAACCGGGCAGGCTTACATTCAGAAAACAAAAGATATGGAGCTTGCAGAAATGTTTGCAGATGTTCAGCTGTGTGATGATGGGAGTTTCAAGAAACGTTTGATTACCGCACTCGCACGATTGGACGAAAAAGGTTGGGAAAATCTTGAGTCTTTGCTGAATTTGATTAACGAAACAGAATAAAAAAGAAAGTCTAGGGCAATGCGCAAACCCTAGACTTTCTTTTTTTAACTCAACAATCTTTTCACGTACGTATAAATGGTTTTTAACCAATGCAAATTGGTACATTCGTTCACCAACTTACAAATTTGATTTTTATAGAAACTTTCAACTTCCGGTTGTTCATCTCTCATGATTATGTACCTCCCTGACAGTCTCAATCAAAATAGTGATACCACGATCATAGAACATTTGTTCGAAAATGTCAACCGTGCGCCACGTATCTGCCTATTTCGATATACAGAATCTCTAATTTTTCAACTTTTTTCTCCCCCCTTATTGACAGTTTTTAAAAATATGATAAAATTTTCTGTATAACATCTTTATACTTATATTACACCGGATACCGCACAAGATGTTGACGTAATTTCATGTGTGCTTGCTCTTTTGCTTGATAATTTTCGTCAGAATCTTGATACAAAGGGGGAATTTAAGGTGACTACAAAGAAAGAGATGTTAGACACGTTTGCGGAAAATCTGGAAAAAGAGCGCATAAAGCTCGGGTATACTCAATGTGATTTCGCGAAAAAGCTGGGAATTTCGGCATCTTCTTACCGGAACATCATTTCCCGCCGCGTGGACACGTTCAGTATCATGCTTGCGCCGAAACTCTATGAGCTGACAGGAAGATTCTTATACGAGATGTTCGGCCAACGCAGTATCGAGATTGAAGTGCTGAATAAATTCCGCAAATTAACAGATCGGCAGAAAGCCTACATAACCGCCAAAATAGAATTCGAGCTTGAGATGAAAGCCAAAGAAGAAGACCCTGCGAACATGTTGGATGTCCTGCTTCTGACAGGAAACATGGAAGATGGGATGGTTCTGGATTCCGCACATGAAGAGCATGTGTATTGCCCGGAATATATCAAGAAATACGGAGAGCGGCTGCACTGTGGCATCCGGATAACATCGAACCACTTACATCCCGTATATATCAAGGGCGACATCATCGGAATCTCGAAGCGGCCGCCCAGGGACGGTGATACATTCGTCCTGGTCAATAAAAAGAACGGGCGGGCGTACATCCGTAAATTTATCCAGTCGGAACCGTGCAGAATGGAGCCGATAAACGGGTATGGGGATATCATAACCATAGATCACAACAACCCGGACGAGATGAGGGAATGGGTTATATTTGGCGTGGTTATCACGGTTCTGCGCAGATAGGGGGAATCAATATGGCAGAGACAAAATATTGCAAACATTGCGGACAGGTTATTGACGCGGATTGTGTCGTGTGTCCGAAGTGTGGAAAGCAGGTTGAGGATCTTAAAACAGATCAGAAGAACGTTATTATTAATAACAACAACAGTAGCAGCGCATCCTCTTCTGCTTCTTCATCAGCAGCGGCAGCGGCGAGTGCAAGCCAAGGAGTATACGTCACAGGAAAACCAAAAAATAAATGGGTTGCTTTCTTCCTGTGCCTTTTTACTTTATGCGGACACAAATTCTACGAAGGAAAATTCGGAATGGGTATCCTGTACCTCTGTACCCTGGGGATTTTTGGAATCGGCTGGATTATCGACCTGTTTACGATTCTAGGAAAACCGAATCCGTATTATGTATAGATAATAAAAAATGGCCTAACAGACTGTGGCGCAATCTGTTAGGCCTTTCATAAGAGGTTACTCCCCGGAAGGAATAATCTAATGAACATGATTATGTTATCACACTTCCGGCGGCTTCGCAAGTGGAACGGGAAAATTTTCGATTTTTTTCGACTATTTTTTCCCGTCTGTTTGCGGCCGCTTTTTTGCACCCATTTTGCGCCGTCTCTGTGGCTTTTCCAGCCACTAAACGAAAGGAGCCTATAGATGGCAAAGGCGAAGTATACAAAGCAAAAGAACGGGTATTTTCAAGCCCGTGTGTGGGATGGAAGTTATGTTGATGGGAAAAAGCACTATATTACGATCCGGTCGAAGAAAAGCAGTAAGGATCTGGAAGCAAAGGTGGCAGCCTACAACGACAAAATTAAGAACCTTGAAGCCGTCCGAGATAAAAACATCCTGTTTCTGGACTACGCCGGGCGGTGGCTGACAGTCTACAAAGCCGAAGCAACGAACAACACGAAGAGGATGTACCAGAATATCATTGAAAAGCATCTGCGGCAGATGGACGGCGTGCGGCTCTGCGATGTCCTGCCGATCCACTACCAGACAGTCCTTAACGACGCGGCCGGAAAGAAACGCATCCAGCAGCAGATACAGCTTACATTCTCGCAGATCATGAAGGCCGCGGTGCATGACCGATTATATCCCGCCAACCTGCTGGAGGATCTCAAGGACGTGATGAAGCCGATCGACTACAAGGCGGATGAGAAACGACCGTTAACCGAAAACGAAAAAAACGCCATGGTGAAAGCAGAGTTATCCCCATCTGATCGGATTTTTGTGGATATCTTATACTGCACGGGGCTACGATGTGGAGAAGTTCTTGCTCTCACACGGTTTGATATTGATTTTTCCGAAAAGGTCATCAACGTGAACAAGGCCGTTGAATTTGATGATGCAGGGAAACCGAGCATCAAAGAACCGAAATCGAAGAACGGATTCCGGCAGGTTCCAATTCCGCCGCAGCTCTATACGTCGCTGGAAAGCTACGTGCGGTTCTGCATCAAGGGAACACTTCTGTTTTCCATGCAGGGCGGCAAAATGGTGTCTAAATCCTCTTACCGCCGGAAGTGGGAAAGAATCATAAAGGAAATGAATAGAGTCGCTGAAAAGCCCGTCTGCGGACTCACAGCCCATATTTTCCGCCACAACTATTGTACGTCGCTCTGCTACCAGATCCCGCGTATCTCGATCAAGAATATTGCGTCTCTCCTGGGGGATGACGAAGCAATGGTTTTGAGGATTTATAATCATATCATGCTGGAAAAAGAGGACACTGCCGGAGCGGTGGAAGCTGCTCTTTCCATGTGATCCGATGTGACACGAAAATGACACATTTACATTCCTTTACATACCCTTACAATCCCTTACTTTGATTTTTCAATAATTTCATTTCGACAACGCAAAAAGGCTGAAAACCCTTGATTTTACTAGGGTTTCCAGCCTTTTTAATTAGTGAAGCATCGGGGATTCGAACCCCGGACAACTTGATTAAAAGTCAAGTTTCCTTACCTCCTAAGATGCCCGCAAATACGCCACTTTTGCGAAAGCCCATGACACAAAAATGACACATTCAGATCTTAGCACATTGTGTCTATCCTGTCAAATAAAAAACCGCGTCAATTTTTGACACGGTTTTTCTTTCATTTTTTTGTTGCTTTCAAACGCTCATCATATTCTGTTGGTAACACACGCCATCCTTTATAAGTTAAACATGGACGATTTTCTCCTTTGATTTTTCCCAGCATTGACCTTTTGGCTCTGTTCAGCCCAGCAATCACATTAAAAAATTCTTTCGAATCGGGTTCTACTCCAAATTTATCACAATTTTCTCTGAGCCAAAAAGATAAAGAATGGATATAAAAATGTTCTCCTTCTGGACTTACTAAATGCCAGTCTATTGCCGCCCTATTCGTTTCAAACCTTCCAGATTTTGGACTTTTCTTTGCTGCTTCCGTTGCTTTTCTTTGTATTTCCGCGCTTTGAGGATTTTTCCGCCTTGCTTCTGACATTTTCCGTTTAGCATCCTCAGAGCGTTTCGCTCCCTTGTGTACCTGGCTTAAATGTATCAGCCTGCACTCCCTTGAGCATGTCACAACATTACGAGATGGTTTGCAACAAAATTCCTTTCCACAAATAATACATTTTTTAACATTTTTGGTCATTTTAATCCTACACTTCTTTCAAAGGTGTCAAAAGTCAATATTTGTATTTAAATCAGTATCAATCAATTCGTTTATATACTGATTGACACTTTTTCCTTTTTGTGCTGCCTTCCTTTTAATAATTTCTTTATTTCCTGCCGGAATCAGCAAATTTATGCGATCATATTTTTTTCTGATAAATTCATTCACATATTCAGTCTGATTAAATTCTTTATTCATGTTTTCTCCTTTCAAAATTTTATTGTTTTTTCTCTTTCATCAAATATATCTCTGCCAGTTATCATCTTTGTTTTTTCTTTGGATTTTACAAATTGTATCATAACCATACCATTTTCCATTAAACCAACACTGTCCAAAATCACCCCAATTAAAATAAATGCTTACATAAAGATCATTTATTTTATCTTCATTCGAAAAATCATTTTCGGAAAGAAATTCTTTCCTTATTCTTACCATATCATCAGAACCATCAACAGTCAAAAATCTAATCTCCCAAAAATCTTTTAACTCCAAAATAATGTATCCATCTCGACAATCAACATCCAGTTTTCCTTCAAAACTTCTGTAAACTTCTTTGGACATGCTTTTTCCTCCCATTAGTGCATCAGCGAATCCGCAAGTGCTGTTGCATCTCTACAAATTCTTCCGTTATTGTTCTCGTACACAGGCAGATCATCGACAAAAATCCTCAAAATATTTTTTCTTTTGTTGTATCTTCCAATTTTCTTTTTTCCGGTGTATCTCGTCCACCCATCAAGATCCTCGTAATAATCTGTCATATCATATTTTACATCATTAAAATTGACATCTTTGCCAAACATTTTTTTGTATCCTTCGTTGGCCATCGAAAGAAATTTATTTGCAAGTTCGATTGTGAACACTTTTCCATATCCTTTTTTTACAGATACTGCCCAACTTGCTTTACATTCTCTTCCGCTTTCATCCCATTCATTAAAATATGCAGTGAAATATTCATTTTCATTTAAATTCTTTGCTTCCGAACTATTCATTATTACCACTTTTTCTTCCATTTTTGCTACCACCTTTCTGATTTGTTTATTTCCTTTCTGTGATTATATATTAGCACATTATACGTATAATGTCAATATATTTTACGTATAATGTGCATTTTTTGCAAATAAAAAAGCCGTGCCATTTTGACACGACTCTTTTTTTATTCGCAAAACGCGATATCGGCGCCTGCATCGCCCTCATACTCTTCTGCGGCCTCCTCCGCCTCTTCGTAAGTTTTGACTTTTGCGATCGTTTTCCGCGTTTCTTTGTCGACCACGAAAATTTCCATTGGAGTAAACTTCCAAATATCTCCGCCTCCGATCCACTCGCCGTCTTCGTCATATTCGTTTTCCTGGATCGAAAACTCTTCGACCGTGAAGAGGCTTCCGGATGCGCAAACATCCGTTTTGTATTTTTTCAATTCCTTTTCGGCTTCCTCTTTGGTTCCGAATGAAGCAATTTTTTCCGGATCCACATCGTACATCGTGCATCCTTCCTTGATTTCATCCCTTTCTTTCCAGCTGATTTCTGCTGTTGTTTTTACGATTTCAAATTTTTTCATTTTCTTATCTCCTTTTTTCTCTTTACTATTTTTTAAGTCATTGTCGATCAGTTCATTTATATACTGATTGACACTTTTTCCTTTTTGTGCAGCCCTACTTTTAATAACTTGTTTGCTTCCCGCCGGTACAACCAAATTTATCCGATCGTATTTCTTCTTTATGTAATTGTTGATGTATTCAATTTGATTAAATTCTTTTGTTTCTCTCATAATTACCGCCTTTACATCGATTTAATATCCAAGTTTTTGCATTCTTTCAATGTTAAATTTCCATTATTACCGATGTACCATATTTCTTTATAGCATCTTTTTTTAATTCTTCACTTGTGAAAATTAATTCAAGTTTTCTTAAATCATGAAACAATTTTTTACTCATTATCGGATAATACCAATCAAATCCTCCAACTTTTTTAGTAACAATTTGATAACAAGCTCCGTTATCTAAAATTAGATCTTTTTCATCAAGTTCAATTATATTTCTACCAACTTTTAATTTTACCATTTTATTATCACCTCTTCCAATCTTCCGAGTAAATATTTCTTTCATCAATTATTATTTCGTTTCTATGGTTATAATATATCACATATTGCGCAATATGTCAATACATTTTACGTAATATATTTATTTTAATTTTACCTTAAAAAATGGCAATAAAAAAAGGCGTAGGGAAAATCCCCACGCCTCTTGATATCTTTTATATTTTTTTACTGCCGATTGCACCATTCCTGCAGAGCGCGTACCATCGCTGACGGGTAGCTGATCACGCCGTCTACCGGTGTGCCGAGTTTTTTCTGGAGCGCGCGGATGGTCTGCGGTCCGAGGTATCCGTCTGCGGTCACTCCTGCCCATCTCTGCATGGCCCTGATCAGATCGGATCCGCCGGACAGCTTGCCAGACCATTCGGCCGCCGCGATGCCAGCACAGTATTTTTTATTGCTCATAGGCTGGTCACTGATCACGCCGTCTACTCCGGTTTTAAAAATCTCCTGCAAGCGTTTGGTCAGCTCCGGTCCCCATACTCCATCAACCGAAATCGCTTTTACGGTCGATTCTTCTTTCGGAGCTGCTCCGCCGTAAGTGCAATACTTAGTATGGCAGTTAATCCAGCCAGCACCGGAGAGCAGCCGTCCCCAGCTTCCATTCTGAATTTCTGTCACCGTGTAGCTGCCGCGGTCTTTGATCGTTCCAACTCGTCGGCTGTCTGCGTTCGGCTGCTCTCTAATATTAAGGTCGGTATTGACCTTGTAAATACCAGGCTCATACTTTCCGCTTTCTGGCTGTTCGACCGATGCCGCGTCACTGATCAGGCTCTTAAACCGCTCCCAATCCCCTCTCTCGATGATCTGGCTCGGGCAGTGCTTGCTACAGATATCGTAGTGGCGGTATACGCGACTTGCCGGAATGCCAGTCTCCCGCATGATCTCTTTGACGACCGCTACCGTGTTCTGAAACGCTTTTTCGTAATTATATCCCGCCTGCACGCACATCTCAACGCCGATGCTGCTACGGTTGCCGTAGCGTCCAAACAGGTTATTACCGCCGTAATTAACCCCGACGTGCCAACACCCACGGCTGTGCGGTGCCGCCTGATAGGCGGTGTCACCATCATCCACGTAATAATGGGCGGACATATTCTGAAAATTGCCGTTATACTGCGCTCGTGCGTGTGCCAGCGCGTCTGCTCCGGCGGCGAAGTTATCCGTGTTGTGGACTACGATACATTTAGGATCGTTCTCACTGTAAGTGTTCGTGTTACTGATTAATGATCTGTCAATTCTCATTTGTCGATGCTCCTTTTCCCCAAATTTGGATTCTTAGGAACATTGTACTCTTTTTCTCACGGCTCTTTGTAGGCTTGTTAGACTACGTATCGGTGATGGCTGTATCTTACGTTTTCCTGCGTTACTTTTGCGTAGATCATCGTGGTACTGATCCGCGTATGACCGAGGAGTTTCTGCAGATCTGTCACGTCCATGCCGTGGTCTATCGCATTTGTAGCTGTGGTGTGCCGGATCAGATGAGGAAATAGCGGTCTCCCGATGCCGGATCGCACGCCGATGTTGTGGATGACCTGCTCTACAGCTTGCTTTTGCAGAGCATGGTAAGGCTTACGTATTGTACAGAAAACGGCATCTGTATCGTCTTTTCTGGTAGCCCAATACTTCTGCAGAGTGTATTCTGCGCGGGCGTTAAGATAAGAAACTCGGTGTTTGCGGCATTTTCCGAACAATCTGACTTCTTTCGTGGAGAAATCAATATCTTCTTTTTTGAGGATCGCCATTTCCGAAACACGGCATCCGGTACTGTAGAAAAACTCGATCATTGCTCTTTCTCGAAGATCAACGCACGCATCCCGTACCATTTCCATCTCGATGCCATCAAGTGGCTCTCGCGGCTTCTCCTCGTACTTAATGGCGTGGATTTTCGCACATGGGTTCTCCGGAATGTAATATTCCAGACAACACCAGTCAAGAAACGTATTGATAACGATGCGCTTAGTGTCAATGGTATGATCCGAGTTCTTCCCAACCAGCCCGTACAAATATAAGCGGATATCGTTTGCCGTGATTTTCTCAACTGGCTTGCCGACGGCGTACAAAAACTGTTCAAGATAACATTTGTAAGTTATAAGCGACTGCGGACTCATGCCCTCAATCTTTTTCGATACCATGTAGACCTTATAGCACGCTGGTAAGAGATCATCCGGAACCGCTACATCCCTGCACTTCTTTTCAATATTGTAATCGTCCGAAAAGATCTCCAATTCGTTAAGCACAACTTTCATCTGCTCAGGTGTGAGCTTGCCGTTCAACTTTGTAATAAACTCGGTCGCAAAATCTGCCATAAAAAAACCTCCTTTTGTGGTTCACAAAGGGAGGGTATTGTGATATAATAATACACGTACCCTTTGTGGTGCAGTTTGGAACCGGGTGTGTCTTTGGTCGGATAGCCCGGTTCCTTTTTTTGTTGTGCTTACATTATACCACGTTGTTTGAAAATAGGAAGTCTTTTTTCAAAAAAGCAAGATTTAAGCAAGATTTTTAATAAATTAAATCCGCAGTCTATGAAAACAGCGTGCGTGTATACTTACTCCATTTTGTCCATGCTTTAGGACTCCCAGTATAATCTCGTGCATATATTTGACCTCCCCCGACAATTAATATTTGAAGATCAAATGCAGAGAACAATATTAAAGCTCCATATAATTTTTCCGTATTTGATATCCCGGATATAATTGCTCCATTAACCCTGTACTGACCTGGCAATTTTGATTTGTCAGCGCAATATTCTTCTAATGTTGTTGTTCCTGTTATATCTTCTCTATGTTTTAGTGTTTTACTATTTAATTCGTTAATGGCGCCCGGGATTGTCTTATTAGTCGTATCGAGCTGAGAGATACCCTCAGACACGATTTTCTTAGCAATCCATTTCCACAGATTTCCGAAAGTAAACTTTTTATTCACTTTGGCTGGGGTGTCGTAGATAAGAGCAAGGTCAGTGTCTACCGGTTCTGTTTTTTCGGTGTAATCTGTGAATTTTGCCATATTAGTTTTCCTCCTTATTGAGATGATTATTTTCAATATATTCATCAATTGCGGCGATATGCTTTTTCAATTCCGGGTTAACCGCGACAAAATTGCCGCGGTTATTCTGACTGATAAGGTCGCCGGAATCGTCCACCTCTGAATAGGTGTAAGCGATCCGGATGCCCTCTCCGGTTACTAATTTCGTAAAACTTGTTAAGACTTTCATTGTTTCTCCTTTCATGCTATAATTTTCGATTCTACATAATCAATATACGTCTGATAGCCGATTTCGCTGTAGTCCAATTCCGGCTCTTTTTCATATGGAGCTTCGTTCTTTTCCAGTCTTTCTAGCGTGTAATCTGCCTGTTTAGCTTTCAGTTCCCATGAAAAGCTAAGATTTGGTGTTCCTTTGACCAAAAAGTAGTCTGCCGTTTTTTCCTCGATCCACAGGTCGCCGCATCCCTCTTTCTGCAAGAACACGTTATACTTGTCATTTCTCAGCACTGTTTCGCCGAAAATATCGTCAATCTGAACGTAGCACAGGCCGTTTTCGTCCGTTTCCGCTTTTCCGATGTCTCCGAAGAACGGGCTTGGCATCTCATAGCAATACTGGAGACGCTGACCGTAGTTTTCGGTATCTACAATTCTATTTTTGGTTCCAGAAGTGTAGATTCCCTCTGCGGTTACATGTGAACCTTTTCCAAGTCCATTTCCTATTGCATAAAAGCCGCCGTTTGCATCCTCTTTTCCGGCTTTCATGTATACACCATAATTCGAGAGCGAATCAGTGACAGAGGAATATCCTGAAAGATCGTCCGTGTAACACATTCCGAAGTGTCCGCTTGTCCACGTGCTGCCAATTCCAGCTCCCGTTGATCGATCAAGCAATCGAACGCCAGGGAATAAGTACGGATTCATTTCAAAAATATATTCTTTCCGAGTAACGCCAAGTCCCCAGTTAGCCGTACTGTCAACTTTTACGCCGCCTGTGGAGATTTTGACAGCTTCATTTCCGTTGACCGTGCCTTGTATATAGTCATTTTGTGACTCAAGGTGGATCTGCGTACCATATATGGAACCTTTCTGCAAATTAAAACCGTCTTTGTTCCAGCTTCCGATCTTATTTCCACTGGAATCATACACTTCCGCTTGACCGTTGCCGTTGTTGACTCCGCCAAGTTTTAAGCTTCCGCCTTGTGCGTACGAGAAATTGAGGTACAGTTTTCCATCTTTCAAGAAAATGCCCTGTGCAGCGCCGTTATTGGTGAGTCTGTTAAAAATTTCAAGCTGTGTTAAGGCCTTGTCCAGTGCATCTACCGCGGAGTTGTCCGTGTACTTATTTCTCTTCTGCCAATCTCCGGCAACATACAAGCCGGACTCTCTGGCGGTTACGCAGGTCATGATATCGGCACTCGTCGAGTCAAACCAGAGGTCACCTACAGAGTATGGAGGTTTTGGCTGACTTACGAAAATCTGAGCCTTTCCATCGATGGCATCGTAAACACCGCTCGGCGGCTCTGCTTTCATCTGTTCCCACGCGCTACCGTTGTAGATATAGGATTTCTGCTCGGTCGTGTTGTACCACAAATCACCCTTATGCTGCTTTTTCAGTGCGTCCGTTGTCCACGACTTAGCTGGGTCTGTGCTCTGCCGCCACGTTTCCGCTTTTCCGTCTATCTGATTCTTAACATCAGCAAGAGTGTTTGCGTACTCTCCCTTGATCCAGTTGTTAAGAGAGGAGTCATCCGTGTATTTATTCCGCTTCTGCCAATCGGATGCCACGTATGAGCCAGACTCACGAGCCACAACGCAGGTCAGAATGTCGGATGTCGCCGAGCTGAACCAGAGGTCGCCGATCGAGTACGGAGGTTTTGGCTGGCTTACGAAAATCTGAGCCTTTCCATCAATGATGTCGAAAACATCGTTCGGGATGCTCATTTCATGCCAAATTCCGGCTTGATAGATGTATTCCTTATTGGTCGATGGGTTTTTCCAGAGATCGCCATCGTGAACCATCTTTTCACTCTCAATCACGGTCATGATCGCCGCGCCGGTGTTGTCCGTAACGGTCGCTCCGGTGTGATCCAGCAACGCTTCTTCGGTCGTTCCCGTCCACTGTAAGGATGGGTCGGTTGTCTGATACCATGTTTCGGCTTTTTTGTCGATCGAATTGGAGATTTTATCTATTTTGTCGTCATACGCGGTGATGAAATCGCCCAGCTCCTTGCTGACTGCTTTTACGGCGGAGTCATCCGTATACTTATTTCTCTTCTGCCAATCTCCGGCAACATACAAGCCGGACTCTCTGGCGGTTACGCAGGTCATGATATCGGCACTCGTCGAGTCAAACCAGAGGTCACCTACAGAGTATGGAGGTTTTGGCTGACTTACGAAAATCTGAGCCTTTCCGTCGATGGCATCGTAAACACCGCTCGGCGGCTCTGCTTTCATCTGTTCCCACGCGCTACCGTTGTAGATATAGGATTTCTGCTCGGTCGTGTTGTACCAAAGATCACCCTTATGCTGTTTTTTCAGTGCATCCGTTGTCCACGACTTAGACGGGTCTGTGCTCTGTCTCCACGTTTCGGATTTTCCGTCTATCTGCGTCTGCACATCCTTGAGCGTTTTTGCATAGTCTCCCTTGATCCAGTTGTTAAGAGAGGAATCATCAGTATATTTATTTCTTTTTTCCCAGTCTGCAGCATTAAAATTTCCGCTCTCTCTCGCAGTCGTACAGGTCATAATATCTGCACTGGAAGAATCGAACCATAAGTCACCCACATCATACGGCGTAGTTGGCTGCTTAACGAAAATCTGAGCCTTGCCATCAATCGCGTCAAATACGGCTTGTGGCGGCGTTGATGTCATTTCCTGCCATGCTGAGCCATTATAGATATAAGTTTTCTGGTTCTCTGTGTTGTTCCACAAGTCGCCCTTATGCTGGGCTTTCAGCTCATCCGTTGTCCAATTGGCCGCCGGATCAGTGCTCTGCCGCCACGTTTCCGCCTTACCGTCAATCTGAGTAGACAAGTCGGCAATCGTCTCTTTGTAGTCGCCAGAAAGGAAGTTTTCAAGCGCGGTATCGTCTGTATAAGTATCTTTTTTCGCCCAGTCGGACGCATTATACTTTCCAGATGTGCGCTTAACTACGCAGACAAGGATAGTTGTTCCGGTGAACCATGTATCGCCTACGTCATAAGGGGGAATCGGTTCGCCAACAAAAATCTGCGCCTTGCCGTCGATTCTGTCAAAAACATCGTCTGGAACGCTCATTTCGTGCCAGGTTCCATCCTTATAGATGTACTCGACGTTATTGGTTGTGTTATGCCACAAGTCGCCGTTATGAGCCGCTTTTTCGCGCTCCCATACGGTCAGAATGTTTGCACCGGTGCTGTCCGTAATATTCGCGCCGGTATGGTCCTGCAATGGTTCAGATGTGCTATTATCTGTCCATTGGAGCGCCGGATCTGTTGCCTGGAACCACGTTTCGGCTTTCTTGTCAATCGAATTAGAGATTTCGACAAGCGTTTCTGCATAATCCGTGTAGATGAAATTGTTAAGTTTAGAATCGTCTGTATACTTAACCGCCTTGATCCAGTCAGAAGAATCATAGGCACCAGACTGTCGTGAGCGCTGGCATCTCATAAGATCGGAAGTATCATTGCCCACCCACAGGTCACCTACATCGTACGGAGGATACGGCGTAGCTGTAAAAACGCGGCGCTTTGAGTCTGCTGTGTCTTTGGCTTCTGCGGCTTTCTGCATGGCAAGCGTGATATCGGTATCCTGTACGAGCTGCCAGTTCCACGCCGATCCGTCTTTCTGGAAGCGGTACGCATAGCCTTTCGACTTCCAATAGAATAAGTCTCCCTCATGAGCAGTCTTCTTCTCCTCGGTATCCCATTCTTTCGCCGGAACGTTGTTGAGCGTAGGCTCGTAATCGTAATAGAACGTTTCGATCTGACCGTCAATCTGCTTTTGCAGGCTGGAAATCATAGGGTTGTATATATTGCTCGTAAAGTCGTTCAGAGAAGATTCCGCTTTTTTTTCGGCAATATCTGCCACCGTTTCGCCCTGAATGGAAAGAGAAACCACGCTAAGCCGGACTTCTCCCGTTTCAGCATCCATGTAGACGGTCTGTTTTCCGTTTCTGTCCTGGATGATAAGGGTGCCGCCAACTCCCCAATCGAAATTGATGCCAATAGCAGTCATGATCTTAGCTATCATGACTCCATCTACAGAAAATCCACCGTTCCAAGTCTTTCCGCCGTCGGTCGATGCTGTGATGGTATCAGCTGTAATTTTGAAAACACTTTTGGATTCTGCAAGCGTAGGCTTATCGTGCAGATAGTAGATGCTGCTGCCATCTGGCTGCACTTCGCTCGAAATATAGGTTCCAGGTGCGTTGGAAACCTGTTTTTCGAGAGCGTCCATCTGTTTTTCAAATTCTTTTTTAATAACCTGCTGCTGCTTTTTGAGATTCTGGTATACTTTCGAGCCAGATGTCGCCTTTTGCGACTTTACGGTTTCTGGGCTGTCTGTATCGCAGGAAATAGACGTACTGCCAAGGTACGTGTAAGTAATATTGCTCAGAACGGAAAAGAAAAGATTTCCTTTCATATCCTGCACGAAACACGGGTCCATAAACTCAGCAAGCGGGTTTGAAATGTGATCTCCGCTGAATGTGTAAAATTCCAGCCCGACAATAACATTTCCGATTAGCTGCAGTGCCTGTGCTTCTTTGCCGGAAATCAATGGATTTTCGATCAAGAAGCAGTAATCTTCCGAACCTACAATATAAGATTGCTTTTCATCTCCATCGTCGTTCTCCGCCTTAACTCCAGTTATCCGAATCATATCTGTCGAAATGCTCGGATTCTTCTGAAATCCAGAAAAATTCTGTGCTTTCGTGTAATCATACGTGCCATCTGACTTTTTAAGGCCGGAAAAATCATAGCTCTTAATAATAACAGCACCGTTGGAATCGCACATGGCATTTCCGCCAGCAATCATAGCGATATATCCGAGCATCTCCCTGCATGTAACATTTTCAGAAATTGCATCTACCACGAAATCACCATTTGTGAATTTCGCGCTGCCAGCAACAAGATTACACTGAATGCAGACATCCCGATAGATATTAAATATAGTCGCCGGAAACGTCGTATTTGCAACGTAACTATCGGATGTTTTCGCCATGTAATCTGCAGCAACAAGCGTAATTGTGGATCCCGGCGTGGTCGGCTCAACTACAGAAAAGATTCCCTCTTTGATTTTTTCTACGCTTCCATCATCCAGCGTCATTCCCGTAAAAAGCGTGATTTCTGCGCCGTAAAAGTCAATGGCATCAAATCTTCCGTCGTAGTTATCCAAATTAAGCTCTATTGTTCTTGAAAGCGCCACACCGAGGGGGAATGAACTTCCCCCATTGGTGGTGATGCTGTTACCGTCAATTCGAAAATCTTTGGACGGATCCAGAGTCAATTTTGTGCCGTTCCGTAAAACCACGTTCGCGTACGCATAACATGCAGAACCGTTTTCTACTTTTTTCCTAAATTCTGTGCTTACATTTTTCATGATGGGTCAATCCTCGTTACCTGGAAACTAAGACTTGTGCATTTTTCCTCGCCCTCTTTGAGGGAATACATCGCTGTGTCAACGTTTGCAACATAAAAAGCATGTGTCTCCCATTTTGCGGTTTTGATATTGAAATAATGGAAATTGAACTGAGACTTGAAAACAGTCTTTGAAAGGATTTCCGCTGCTGCTTCAAGGGTAATATCGGTCCATTTAAGGTTATACGCTTCAACGGTGAATAACCTTGTGTTGACCATTTTGCCGTTCATAAGCCGCCCGGAATCGTCCGAAGATGTTGCTGCAAAAGCAATTGTGTAACCATCTTCGTCAACATCTGGCGGCGTGTAGCCATCAAACTGCAAATGATTTTGTGCCATGTATGCCCTCCTTAAGTCGTAGACAGCTCGAATGGGTTATTTCCACCCTGTATCTGCTGCAGCTTTGCTTCGCTGATTGTTTCCTTGAACAGGACTTTTCTGTCCAACTGTGCAACGAAAGTATAGCTTCCATTGCCTTTTCCAGACTCTTCCCGGACAATCTTACGGATAAGCCCCTCTGGTGCTTCGATATTGTTTCCGCTTTTCTGATCTCCGAGCATTGCCAGAAACTCCTGGTTTGGTGGGATGACCGCACCGGATGCCAGATGTGGGATTCTTCCGATAGTTGGAATATTTACATGCGGAATTCTATTCACGCCGCGGATCAGATTATTGATTGCTCCGATTGCCTGATTAACCATGCTGATGATCCCATTAATCGGAGCACGCACAACATCACCAATTCCGCTCATGATACTCGAAAAGATATTTTTGACGCTCTGCCAAGCATTCCGCCAGTCACCAGTAAACGCGTATTTAATAAAATTCATAATCCCAATAAATACGTTTTTCATAGTTCCGAATATTGACTTAATCAAATCGCAAAGAACCTGCGGAGCAATGCCAGCTACGCCAAAATATTTTACCCAGTCAACAGAGAATAATTTTTTCACCAGTGACATAAATGGAGTTAAAATATAGTCTCCAATCCATTCAATTACAGCGCCGCATGTATCCGCAAATCCCTGTGCTATTTGTCCTGCACCGGAAAAAGCTTTTTTCCAGTCGCCCGTAAACACACCAACAAGGAAATCGATCAAACCGCCGAGCATATCCAGAATTCCGTTCGCCATTTCTACCGCAGCGCCCAATAAATCAATAGCCGCGTCGCCTAGCCATTGTACTACAGGAGCCAATAACGGAATTACATTTTGAAGAATCCAATTAATAAGGGGAACAAGAACGTTATTCCAAATTTGCTGTAGCGCATCAATGATTTTTGCGCACACATCAAGGAATTTATCGACAAAATCTGTAAGAGGTCCATTAATCAAATCTTCGAGCCGCGTTCCCCATTCATCGATGATAGGCACTACATAACTATTGTAAAGATCAAGCAGTGTTTCCAAAATAGACGCACAGCCTGATTCGAAGTCATCAATAAATGGCTTAACGCTCTCATCATAAAATGCAATAATTTTGTCGGATGTATCGTTTAAAAAGTCCTCGATAACCTGCGCGAGATGTTGTATCGGAGCAATTGTATTATTAATTGCTTCTGTTATCTTATCCTTGTTGTCAATCCACGGCTGTGAAATAAGATACATCTTATCCCGTTCGTATCGTGAAAAAATTTCTACGGCCAGACCTCCCAAAGTTGCAAAAATTCCAATAATATTTCCAGTCAGATCCTGTGCCGTCTGTGTTCCAAACGTGTTTGCAAACACTTCGGCTATGGTTTTTGCAATAAGACCAAACTGATCTGCCATTTCTGTGCCGACGTTAAAAATATCAACCAAGAATTTCTTGACTCTATCCTTATTTCTGCTTAGATAGCTTTCAAAACCGCCTACAAGATTAACAGCCAGTGTAAGACCTACGCTTGCTATTGATCCGGCCACGACCCCGAGATTATAGATTACAGATTCTGCAAAGCGTTTTGCGGCTCCTACTACTTCCGGGTCCGTGAAGATCTCCGCAAGATTCCTTTTGATGGATGCCAGATCCTTTTTCAGCTCTGCAAGCTGCGGTTTGTAATCTCCAAGGCCATCCCAGAAGCCGGACATAAACAAGTCTTTAATCTTTTTCAGCAAATCAAAAACTTTCTGCAGATTATCCAGAAAAGCGTTAGGGATCTGCTCTTCCGTGAACATCGGCGCACTGCCTGTTCCTCCTCCACCGCCGCCAGCTCCCGGGGATTTGCCGCCACCGCCGCTGCCGGAACCGCTGTCGCTTTTCGAATCCATCTTGTTCAGATCATCGAGAGGGGAAAGGTATTTTTCCGTTGCTTCTGCGGCCGCATCTGCCGCATCTGCCGCGTCGTTGGTTGCGTCCGCTACATCTTCCGCACTCGATGCCGTATCACTTAGAGATGCCGCGTAATCCTTCTGGACGGCTAATGCTCGAGTGTATGTTTTCTTACCAGACAGTATCGAAAAGAACATGCTTACGTAAGTTGCCGCGGTGCTAAGCATGTCGATGAATTTTGACAGAATCGGTGCAATCGCTGTAAGAATCGGCGCAAATGCTGTCGCAAGACTGTTTTTGAGCCGTTCCAAGCTGCCCCACAACATAGAGATAGCCGAGTTGGTTGAGCCGGATTCCTGCGCCAAATTTGACATTCCAGCCACAACCGCGCTTCTCAGCTTATTGAAAAGAACGAATAATGAGCGGATGCCGAGACCGTATTTTAACAACGTCATAATTCCGTTTTTGGCATTTCCCGCCGCGCTTCCGGTCTCTTTCAGCGAATTTGCGGCTTTCTTTCCGCTGTCAGCCACTTTTTTATTTGAATTTGCCAGCTTTTCTCCGTCGTCAGCGGCTTTTTTTGTTGCTGCGCTACTTGCTGATTTCGAATAATTATCAATGCTGTCTTTTACGCCGTCATATGACGTTTTCAGCCGGTCATTGATATTTGCCAGCTTTTCTTCTTCCTGCGCCAGTTTTTCCGTCGACGCTGCTGCTTCTTTCGTAGGTTCGGTATTAATCGTTGCAGTACCGGCTTCTTCCATCTCACGCATTTTGTTTGCGACCGAATCGTATTTGTCACGTAAAAAGTCAAGGTCAACCGCAAGCTCTCCCATTTCTGCCGTCTTACTTCCGTCATCATTCGACGACCAAAGTTCATCCCATTTTTCTTTGGTAATCGAAATTTTCTCATCTAATTTCGCAAGTTCTGACTCAAGCTGTGCGTACTGCTGGGTTGGAGTTTCTGATCCTAGCGCGGACGTGAACGCTCTTCCTGTTTCTTCAAGATCCTGCAACTCACCTTTTGCATATTCAATTGTTTTTGCGAGCTGGTCAATATCATACTGATAGCTCTTATACTTTTTGCTGTCTTCACTTCCGCCCAGCGCCACAAATTTTTCCTGCGCATAGATTAGTTTGTCCATCTGCGTCTTAGCAGACTCTATCTGTGCCTGAATCTCTTTGTATTCATCGGTCGGTATCTGCTGTTTTCCGAGTTCAGCAACCTTTTCTTTGAGCTGTTCGACTCTTTTTTCCTGCTCTCTGTACTGATCGTTCAGCTTTGAGAACGCATTCGCCTGTTTGTTGAGTGATGCTTTGGCCTTGTCTCCAAGACCATTAATAGACGAGATACATTGCCGCACATTCGCTTCCAGCTCCTTACTGCCAGCTTTTGCGCCGTTGGTGTCAATCTCCGTATCAATGATGATATAGCCGTCAGCCTGTCCCGCCATGCGTTTTTCCTTCCTACCGTGTAACTTTTAACGGTTTGTGCCGGTGCTTCGTATGCTCCGGCAGTTATTTTGATATTCCGAAAAGCTCTCTAAGAGCTGCTTTTTCTTCTTCGCTTCTCTGACCGCTTGCCGATTTCAGATCGATGATAGCCTTGTTATCTCTGTAATATTCCTGTTCCCACTTGTCCAGTTTCTTTCCTTTGGCTTTTTTATCTCGGATACTTACCACGGTCGCAAACGTGCCTTCCCCGATCTCCATGTAGAATGAAAAAAAAGTCCACCAGTGCAGATACTTCTGACCGCGCACATCTTTTCCGGCAACCTTATTGATAGACGGTATAATAATGGTTGCATCCTGTATCCAGTCCATCAATTTCGGTCTTTTCCGCTTTGTATCGTCCAAAAATCCGCAGTCAATAAATTCACATGCTTTTTCCGCAGCTTCTTCCCATTCGGCTGGTTTCATATCGTCAAAATCAATATAGAGGATGGCTAACATGCTTATGACCTGTTCCGCCCTCTTTTCGTCCTCGGTCATATCTGGTTCGAAAATCTCGGGATCGTTCATACATTGCAAAATATCCAATACCACTCGGTAATCTGAGCGTATTGGATATTCTTTGCCTGCAACGTTGAGCGATGTCGGAAGGCTCCACGCGTCCATTATTTACGATATTTAGCAACGTATTTATTCATACGTGTTCGAACTTTTTTCGCCCTGTGTTCGGTCTCAGTTTCGATCACGCGGCCGATAGCGTCAACAACTTCTTCGAAAAACAGCTTTCCAGAAGCAAGCGGAGAGAACGGGCCTAAGATGCTGAAAAATGATTCTTTCGAATCCGATCCGATCAGATAGGAAAGCTCATCAGCAACCATGCTTTCAACCTTTTTAATGTCCGCCGGTTCGTTTTCCGGAACTGAAAAGCTGTTCAGATGTTCTACAACCTCATCATATCGTGAGATAAGATTGGTGTCGGACGGTCGAAAATCAAATTTCCCGTATACATGGCCCTGCTTATTTTTGATGTAATAAGTTTTTAAGCCATCATCAATAATGATATCGTTACTCTGCGGTTTTACGAGTTTATTGCTCATTGGAAAGCTCCTTTCTATTCGTGTGTGATCTTACGCCAGGGATGTGCTTCTATCGGAAGCTGGCGCTGCGCCCTCATTAAATTCCGGAGTTCCGGTTTTAAGAGAAGCTGCGCTTACGTATCCTTTGGTGAATTTGCCATCTTCGGAAACGGCAAACGGGATATTAAGGCCTGCAGTATCGCCGCCGTAAGACTGCGGTTTTACGATGACCTCACGCACGTACGCAAGATGATTGGTCGCCGCTGTGTCCTCCACGATGACTTCCAGCATAAGGGTTTTACAGGCATCGCCTTTTTTACGTTCAAGGGCGATATCTCGCAGCACCGGATACAGTTTGTTATCCGGGTCAGCATAGAACGGATCAGCGTCCATAGACGGCTCATATCCGTTATCTCTCGTTTTGGTCTGCCCGAGAATATTTTTGGTTGTTTCGGTGTCCGGGTTAAGCTCTACGGACATATCCTCGATGTCGTCACCTACCAGCACCCAGCTTGCGGATGCCACGACTCTCTTGAATGTCGAATCGAGGTAAGTGGCCATTGCTTCACGCTCAAGTTTAGACATGTTTTTTCCTTTCTACCGCGTAACTTTTCGCGGTCAGCGGCTGCCGAATCGGTGCCGGTATGATTATTTTTTGAATTTCTTTCGATATTTTAATGACATGCTGATAACCCAGTCCTCCACTTTGTTTTCTGCCACCGTATCAAGATAAGATGGCGTAAGGCGGGTTATAGATTCAATAACTCTTCCTTCTGTAAGTGTCGGGTAAGATTCCAGATGATATTCTTTCCCATCCACCTGCACAGGCTGTTTTTCCAGCCATTTTCCGAGAGTGTCAAGAAATTCTTTGATTTCTGTCTTAATTCCCGGCGTTGTAGGTGCTGAGCGATACACGATGTAAAACGGATAGTTGCAAAGCTGATCCACAATTCCTGTGATGTATTTCTTTTCAGAAGCAACCACAGCTCCACTCGCCGGATAGAATGCAATCCCTTCATCCTCTTTGAGCGACGAAAACTTGATCTTTTCGGACGGCTGAAGTCCGGGAAAAGTGTTTAGAACGGTTTCCAGCGCTTTCGTTACGATGTCGTATCCGTCCACATCGTATGTAACAGGTTTTTTAACCTCCTCCGGCACGTTTCTTCACTCCCTTCACCCATTCTTTGCCGTGTGCCGCTTTTGCGGCATCAAACCAGTGATCCGTAGCAGACGGATGCGCGGTTCTATCGAATTTCAGTGGTGTATCAGTAACAACTTTTTTTGCGCCAGGTCTCGCCCACGCTGAACGCGTCTCTGGATCAACCATAAGTTTTCCCTCGTACAGGAACCGTCCATACGGTGGAGCGCCTGCGCACACCTTTCCAGTGCCCTGCATGGATGCACTGCGCACTCTGGTTGCATCCACCATGATTCCGTCACGAAAAGGCATGTACGGGATCATATCATTCATAACCTGTCCATCAAGCCAGAACTGCGCTTCCTGGAACTGCTTGTCAAACCTCGTAAGGTCTACCTGTACCTTAACATGTCCATTCACGACCGAAAAACTGGGGAAATGTTTCGTATTGCTCATTATTTTCCCCCTATTTCAAAATGAGGAATAAGCCTGTACGGACCGCCTACATTGCTGATGGAAAACACATTATCGTATTTCTTGTTCATGTAATCGTAGAATCCGCGGTCTACTCTGCTCGTATATTCCGCGTCTTTCACCACGCCGTACATCTGCCGTTCAACGATGGTGGCAATCGGCCTTTTCTCGTGATTCTGCACGTATGCTCCGTTATGATCGATAAGATAAGCCTGTTCTTTCTTGACGCAGTAATCGCCAAGCACGAAAAAATCTTCGTTAGCGAAAGTGATTGTTCCCGGAAGTTCTTCGTTTGTTTGAGCTTTCCAGGCTTTCGGTGATAACCATTTCTTTCCCTGCACCATAATAGTGCCGTTATCTGGCGTATATGCCACGTGCAGACTGGCTGTATCGGCGCTGTCAATGCCGGTTCGGACAATATTTGCGACCTTATCCGTGATAAGATCCACATGCTGCAGCACGGTCGGATACCAGAATACATTCCCGGTTTGATCTTCGTACCGATTGAAAAGAGTTATGGTTTCATCATACATGGTTTCACCTACTTCTTATTCTTTACAAGCGCCGTCTCATATTGACCGCTAAAACGTGATTTTCCATTTGAGTACCACGTATAGCCTTTGGGATTCGTAAGAGCATTTTCTACGGGTTTCCAGCCTTTAGGGGGGGTATTGAAACGTTTTACCGTCTTACCGTTTACAGTTTTCATCATTCCACTGTTGCTACCTCTTCCACCCATCTCACAACCTCACTCCTGCATACAGGACCGGAACGCCGTCATCCGTCATAACGCCCTGTAGATTTTCGAGAATAATCTGTGTCACGAGCACGTTTTCTACCTTTTTGTCCATCGCCGATTGTCCGTAGACGCTAGAATTTGTACCGCTGGTTCCGGTCACGTAGGAAATGCTTTCACTGCCGGAAGAAATCGAAGAAACGGCCTTATTGATGACCGTTCCATCTTCTCTCTTTACGGTTCCTACTGTTTCCATCGCAGCATTTTTTACGGTGTCGATCTGAAAAAGCGCATCCGCCAGTGTACAGACCGCTTTCTTGATCTTTTTCTGTGCCCGTTCGTTTTCCGGAAGCCCGTCTGCAAGCCGGTCAAATGTCAAAACATCAATTCGATCACTTGCCCGCTCGGCGTACCGCGGAAAGTCGGATTCTGGCACGGTATCGCCGAAATATGAAGTTGTGTAAAATTCATAATCTGCATAAGCCATGCCAAATACCTCCGTCAACCGTTGGACTTAATCAGTCCCATACGGATGTTTTTGTGATTGAATGCAAGTGACCAGTTCGCTTTTGCTCCGAGTTCCGCATTGGTCGGGGATTCTTTTGTGATTCTGTTTGCATTGATTGAGAATCCGTTCGGATGCAGCACGTAGCCCTGTTTTGTGTACAACTTACGAATACCGGCTTTGGTTTCCGGATCGTAGTCTGCATAGTACGGGTCCTCGTAGTTGGTTTTATCGCAGGTGAGCACCGTTCCAGATCCGATCATATAGCTCTTATAGATCGGAACGTCTGTAGATGTGTCTACCGTGAAACGATCAGATACAACTGGAATGAATCCGCCGATCGTCGGAAGCTCAACATCTCGCTCGATAGCATTGGTGATCGTGTACTTGTTGTAATCAACCAGCCCCATAGCCTTGTAACGAGCGTAGATGTAAGAGTTAAGGACCAGCAGACCCATGTTCTCGTCTGCGTCTCCAACTGCTTTCTGCTGCGCGAAAATCAGTGTTGTATCATTGATTTTGTTTGCATCGGTTACGGTTGTAACCCCAGAAGATGCCGTCGCCGAAAGATCCGTAACATGATCTTTCATACCGTCCAGTGAAAGAACTGCATCAACAATAGCCATGAGATCACGGGTTCTTACCTGCCGATAGAATCCAGCAACTGAATTCGCAACGTGCGTCATCGGGTCAGCGCCGGTCAGCTCTTTTGTGAAATCCTGGGATTTCCATGCTTTCATACGCTGGGTCAGCATACAAGTCTGTTTCTTTCCACTGATCTCTGTCGGGGTGTTGTCGGTTTCACCATCATTGTTGAGCGCGTGAGATTCATCCTCATCAATCGGAACATAGAACGGAAGTGTTGCAACGTTTCCTTTTGTTCCGATCAGATCCATGATCGTCTGATCCTGTACAAGGATTCCAGACGCTAAGATTCGGTCATTCCAGGTCGGCTGCTCGCTCATGTAGTCGGAGAACACCTCCGGATCAAATGAAAAGCCGCCAAAAGTACCAGTTCTTGGCATTGTGTTTCCTTTCTACCGCGTAACTTTTTGCGGTCAAGCGTTATCGCGTGATAACGGTGTTATTTCGAGAGTGCTTCGTACAGCTCGGGATCTTCTTCTCTTAATTTGAGTCTTTCATCAAGATTCATTTTGCGGAAAGTTTCTTTCGTAATCTCGCCGCCATTGCCGCCGGTTGTAGGCTGTGTGAACTTGGCTGCATTGCTCTTTGCCTTTTTGGCTCCGGCATCCGCGAAAATCCCTGCTTTCTGTTTTCCGTCCTTGTCGGTAATCATCTCTGTGAAGATATCCGAAATAGACTTTCCTTTTGCAGAATCAGCATCCAGCGCTTTTGTAAGCTCTGCGCGGTAGTAGTCGGCAGTAATATCGTTCAAAAACTCGTATTTCTTCGCTCCCTTTTCGTCTGTAGCCGTCAAGAAATCATTTACCTGTTTTTCGACTTCTGCCTTTCTGGCATCTGCTGCCCGTCCAGCTTTCTCTTCGTTGAGCTGTGTGGTGAGGGTTGTAACTTTCGTCTGTAATTCTTCGACGTTCACATCTTTGAATCCCTCCAGCTCTTTCTGCACATCGTCCAGCGAGTTCTTGTACTCATCACGCTTTGTAACTACCTTGTCATAATCTGATTTGGTCCGATAGTTTTCTTCCATCTTCTTTTTCAGATCTGCTTTTTTGTCTTCCGGAATCTCGATTTCGAGTTCTGAAAGAATTGCTTCGTAATTCTGCATTTTCTATCCTCCTAAACGTTGTTTTTAACTGCCCGTCGGCAGTAATGGATTTAGGCAGATCAACCTCTGCCGGGGTAATGGGAAAATAGGATTCGAACCTATCAAGCAGTCCAAAGATCCAGCATCTTATGGCAGAATCAAGGGGGATGATGCCAGTTTTCCATTACTGTTTCCCAATTGTGTAATTCATAGTAATAAGAAACACGCCGCGTTTTCAGAAAGGCTTGAGGAACGGAAAACGCGGCATATTTCAGACACGTTCCGAGCCTTGTGCAGGCTCTTAACAGGATCCCCTAGAACGTCGAAAGGAGGTGAATTGAACATCAAAATGACTTACAAGCCCATCCCAACTTCTTTTCACGCTCCTATCGTACTACATTCAATGTTTTTCGTTGTACCCATCTTGTCATCACGAATCAGCAAGTTTTCGAATCTGCTGCATGATGGCCTGTCTTTCGTCGCGAAAATCCGCATCAAGAATCATCGCCTGCAGCATATCGAACACCTCAACCATCAGGCGGCCGACGGAATCCATAAGCTTATCTTTGTGCGCCGCGTCTCCGTGTTCCTGGTACGCCATTTTTGCCGCAATGTACTCGTCATACAGCGCGTCAATATTCTTATCGTATTTTCCATTGCTGTACTTCTTAATCAGCGTTTCTGACGCGTCCATCATGGCCGCAGGAATGCTCTCACACTCCATTTTTCGCATATTGCATAACGTGGTCGTGATTTTGAACATTGCGTCAAGGTTATCTGTCGTGAGTTTCTGCATCGCAGATTCTTTTTCTCTTTCCAACTGCTTTTCCAGCACTTCTTTCACGTTTCCCATCATTCAACCTCGATTCCTTTCATGCGTTTTTTGTATTGTTCGTTCAATTCTTTCTGCGACTCAGTGATATGGACCATATCATAGCCGGTCGAGATCAGATCAAGAATAATTTTGTCAACCTCTTTCAGTTCATCGCCCACATCATCTATCAGCGAAGTTACAAGCATGAAATCTTCCACATTTCCTTTTTCAAGTAGCGTTGCGGCATAGCTCTGATATACCGCTTTTGTCTCCTCTTCCCATTCACGATAGGCGGAAAATCCATCCTCTACGGCTTTCTGTTTAGTGCCTTTTCCGACGGAAATACTTTTTGCGGCATACCATCCGTCCGGAATCATTTTAACCTCGCCAGAAAACGCATCTGGAATAATTTTCCCGTGCCGTTCGATGTAATATCGGCACACTTTACGGCGCTCAATGCTTTCTGCGATGTGCTGGTACTCATGTATCCGTTTGTAACCTTTCAGCCCGAGAAAATCGAAATAATCTGCCATCTGGCCGTGCATCATGATAGCTGCCACGAAGCGGCTGTTGATTTCCGAAAAAATAGCATCCGCATCTGTTACGTCTGTTTTGCTTCGGAAAGTAATCATGATTCGTCACCCCCTACGCAACTTTTTTGATGATGAGGTTCGCGTCTTTTACGAGAACTTCGGTTGCAGAAATATTTCCGACTGACACAGTAAGGCTCGTTCCCGCCGGCACAGGGATCAGTGTGTCTGCGCTCACGTTCTGATAAGTGTTCGCAGTAACTACGGTATAATCCATCTCTGTTCCTCCAACCGCTTCTCCGTTCAATTTCAGCGTAAGCACGGTCGCGCCCGCTGCCGCCGCTGTTACGTTTCCGTTGAACTGTAATTCTACCGCGATAGGAAGGTTCGTCCGGTTCGTGATTGTGAAAATTCCGCTTCCCTCGATGTGGTTCAGCCATCCGCTGGAGCATCCACAACGACGGGATTTTACGCGGGTATTGGTGAATACAATATTCTGTCCTGCTGCTACTGTCTGTTCTGCTTTGGCAATTACATTTAACATAATTTTTCTCCTTTTTGAAATGAAACAGGGGCAAGCTCCACGCCTACCCCTGCAATTTTGCACAACTACTGTTTCGTAGATTTGGAATCTTCCAACATGCTGATTATTTTATTTTGATTTTCGATGATCCGGTCAAGGTACTTTCTGTCCTGTTCCTGCAGGTGTTTTGCGATATCCGCATTGCTCGCCTGCGATAGGTCGCTCTGATAATTCATCGCCTGCAGGAATACACCGAACAGGTTCAGAAGATCGAGCGCGGACAGCTCGCTTGTGCTCATCACAGCACGTTACCGCCATTTCCGCAACATCCGCCGTATCCGGTCATGTTGTACGCGAAATACGGGGAACATGTAAGATAAGCCGGTGTAGGTGTCGGGCGTACCGCATCAATGATTGTACGGGTCTGCGAAACCTGTGAAATCTGATTGTACGCGTTCTGCAGATCGCGGTCACGGTCTGACAGCTTATCCCTGAGTGCCTGGATGGTGTTTTCCTGCATCATCTGTCTGGTTGCGTTTCCGTCGGCCAGAATGCTCTCTTTGATGTCACAGCAACACTGTGCCATCTGAGCCTGCATATTCTGTGCCATGAGTGCCGCATCATATCGGCTCTGCAGGATCTCTTTCTGTGTTTCACAGCAACAATTCTGCTGTGCCGCCTGCACCTGCTGTAAGCCGAGCTGATTGGTATACCGGTTTTCCAGTACGTCTCTCTGCGTCTGGCAAGCTGTGTTGGAAACGTTCTGATTGGTATTGAAAATGTCACGTTTGACAAATTCATCAGAAATGAAATTGTCCTGCACGCCAGTCTCAACGCCGCCACGGTTCCATCCGCCCATCATCGGGAACAGAAATGCCAGCAGAATAATCCAGATCCACCAGCAGCCACCGCCCCAGTCATCGTCATTGTTTCTCGTTACGGCTGCTACATCAGCCGCGCTAAGTCCCATTGTTCCATCTGTCATGGTTCTTTCTCCTTATCCTTCTATTTATTAAGGCTGTGCACCGCCCTAATATCTTATTTCATCAGCCCAGAGAACTGCCCCGGGTCCATCCCGTTCTGTCTGCACATGTCCTCGAATACCTGCTTTGGGTTCTTACCTTTGCACATATCCATAGCTTTCTTGACGTTCGGGTTAGTCTGCGCCATCTGTTCTACTGCGGCCTGCGGATTGCCCGCCTGTTTGAGCTTATTGACCATCTGCATAGCCTGCATCATCGCACCCATCGGGTTGTTGCCGCCGCCCATATTGCCTATCATGCTCATTAATGGATTCATACGGATTCCTCCTTATTCTCCGGCTTTTCGCCTAATCGCGTCAGCAGAGCGTCAAATTCCTGCCGCGTAACGTATTCTTGTCTTTCTTCTTTCGGCTGGCTCTGTGCCGGGTTTAGGGCTTCTGGCGAGATCTCGGCGAACTGAAACACCTTGAAAGTCGCGCTTCCCATGCCGTCCACAGACTTAACGTAAAACACAGGGCTGTTGTTGTCCATCATCCAGGCAGTGTGTCCAGGCTGGACAATCTGATTTCTTGCGCCCTCGATACCTGCAACCTGTATCCAATTTACGTTGCTGGTCGGCGCCTGCTGCTGTTGCTGACTTTGTGGTGCATACATGCTCATCTGCTGGTTTCTCGCCTGTTCCAACTGATTAATTCTTTGCTGTAACATCGCCTGTTCATTTGCAAATGCCTGTGGGTCAATTGTTGTATACGGATACATATTCATTCCTCCGTTCTCTTTCTACTCATATTTTAGGCGCAAAAAAAGGACTCTGACAGTTCGTCAAAGTCCCATGAAATGCTTAAAAAAGTATCAATCAGCATACTTTAATGATTTTGGTGTTTACGTTTCTGCTGATCCGTTTGGCAGTAGAAACAGAAATGTTCATTAGTTCCGCACACTTTTCGAGCGGAATATTCCTACTCCGATAATCAAAAAGTGTACGTTCGTCCCGCGTAAAATTACAATACGCGCGAAAATATTCCAGCTCCGGTACTGTGAATTCATACACTTTCAAGATAAGCCCTCTTAATTTTTCTTGTCGGTCATCGCATTTACAAGTTCTTCCCTCGTTTTTTTTAAGCCCTCGATGTTGTTCCCTGTAATCTTATTTTCGATCAGATTGAACATGCTCCTCATTATCAGATTCATATCATCTCGTTGGGTGCGGATAGAGGTATAATCTTTCTCAAGTTTTGACTTGATATCCTTGATATCCTCCTCCATCGTCTGCATCCTCTTTTCCAGATCCCTCTCTGGCTTTTTGAATTTCTTCCATGCTCCGGTCAGAACCACAATCGCGCCACCTACTGTAGTTATCCAGCCGCAGAGAATCATGATTTGATTAATCGTCTCAATCATCTGCTTTTTCCTTTTTGCGTTTTTGATATCGCCGTGCATCCGCTGCGGCTCTTGCTGCCTGTTTTCGGTCCCAATGGGCTATTTTCAATCGCTCATCATAAGGGCGCAGGTTGTTGTCTTCGCAAAACTTGCGATATGCTTTATTTTGCTTACTAAGCAAATTAGCTTTTTGCTCTGTTCTACTTTGCAATTTGCTTTTCGTCTCGTCATCGCTTGCGTTGTCTATAGCATATTGCAAAGTTTGAATTTGCCTTTTGCTGTTTCGTATTCTGCGTTCCAACAATCGTTGCCGCTTCTGTGCTTCTTCAACCTTACGATTATCTGCGTATGAGATGTTCTTAGCGTCAAATGGGTTGTTCTTTCCGTCTCCCGATCCGAAGCTATGACGGCAATTCCAGCCACCCAGCCCCTCGCCGGTGCCGTATCCGGTCACCTCGTAGAAATTCGGGTATTTCTTGTTTTTTCCGGTTCGGGAATAGAATCGCCCTTGCCACCAAAGATGATTTCCCGGGTTCTGCCCGCCGTCTCCCGTTCGTGCGCCTACATGAGCAGAAACAAGAATAATATCCCAGTCCATCTCCTCCATCCTCGCTTCTGATACATCGCACGCCGCCTGTGCTATACCGGTGCGTACGATGGTCATGGTCGCAGATTCAAGGCTCTGCCGGTATCCTGTCGGGTACTTGACTGTCAGCCCCTCCTCGGACACTTTCTCGATCAGATCAGCCACCACAGCGCCGTAAGACTCTCCGCCGCTCAGAACCCTGTGATAGGCGCTGTCAAGCTCGTTGATAAAAAGTCTCTGCGCTTCTTCTGCGGTCGTCCGGGTGAAGTTCCGCCATGTGCCCGCGGTCGCCTTATAGTCTCTTTCCAGTACGCGCATCAGTGTGGGGGAAAGAAGAAGCGGCGTAGGTACCAGCCCAGCCGCCTTATATACCGCGTCGTCCCACTTGAGCGTCTGTATTCCCGCGTCAACGCAGGCTGATTTGATCTCTGATAGCTGCTGATTGGTCGCCTTTGCTATCTCTTTCTGGATATCTTCCAGCAGATAGCCAGCTTCCTGCAGTGCTTCGATTCTCCACTTGTCCGCCGCCGTCAGCATGTAGTTTTCGCCGCGTTCCATGCGTGTTAAAATCGCCTTGACGATCTTCCGCATGATCCGGTTGTGTAAATCCTCTGTGATGGCTTCTGCGCCCTCTGCCGCGTGCTGCAGATACTCCGGGGTAAGCATGTCTTATTCCTCTTTCTGTGCCTGTTTGATGATCTGGTTTGCTCCGGTGCTTGCTAATCCGCTGACAATGCCGACGGCTACCGCATTAAGCACGTCATGCGCCGGAAAGTCCGGGATTGTGTACATACCAACAACGCCAAGCACCGCTCCCGCCAATCCTACTGCGCACGGAATCCACTTGTTGCTAATATCCGTTGCTTTCATCACCATGCCTACCAGATAGCAGACTACTGTGATACATACTACTGTTGCTACTCCACTCATATCCATGTTATCATTCCTCCTTATATTTGCTGTCAAAAAGCTCATCCTCTTTCGGAGTGGCTTCTTCGACCATTGCCTTTGCGTCTTCCTCCGAGAATCCCTCGAACTTGACGAAATACATCCACGCCGGTACTTTTCCGGCATTAACGTAATTCCACCAGCGTGCGCGGTCCTCCTCGCGGTTGTACGTAATATCACCGAAATCATACGTTACTTCGTACTCTCCCGCCGGACTCTCGCCGTACAGATCCGCATAGACGCTCAGCGCGTAATAGACGGCATCCATGCACTTCTCGAGCTGATCCCGAACATCCTTGATGTATTGGATCGTCCGCCGGTCATCGGATTCAACCTGAGTTGCTGTTACCATACCGGTTTTTTGGTCGAACACGAAATAGCCGTTGGAGAATCCAGCCTTATAGCCGATCTGCGACAATAACGCATTGATTCCCTTAACCCTCACTTCTGTGTTGAGTGTCGGGTTGATTTCCTGGTAGAAAGAATCCGGCCCCTCGCCGTAGACGTTTCGAACGTACTTCGGCAAGTTCTTTGTTGCGGCAGCTCCCGGGTTCACCTTATTAACCGGCGTGCCAGCCGGAGACAATAACCGATCATCTGCCAGAACGATTCGTTCACTGTCGTGGATTTCTCCGGTCATGCGGGAATACGCAATATCAAGATCTTTCAGTTCTTCCAGAGCTTCGGCATATACCGGCAGGCCGAGTGGCGTAGACTTATCTACGTTATTCGCCTGCGGTGTCACGAACACGCCGAACATCGGACCGTCCAGGCTTTCTCCGTTCGTTTTCAAAATCGGCGGGGAGTCTGCCATAAGCTCAGACCATTTCGTATCTTTCAGATCCACCGGATCGCCGATTGAATCCGGTGTTTTCGACCGATAGGCCCGATTGGAAATATAGTAAGGGCGAACTGTATCATCGCCCTGCTTTTCTTCTTCAAATCGGTGATATTCCAGCCGTGTGTAGTACCATTTTCCCTGTGTGTACGTGTCCTTGAATATCATTCCGGTGATATTCTGGTTATCATAATCGGTTATAAGTACTTCATCCGGCGTGAATACATCCAGTGTCTTCCCGTTCGGCTTGATGACTACCGTTCCATACGCACAGCCATATTCCACCCATTTTCGGATACTGAAAAACACTGCATCCGTCTGTTGCTGCAGCCATTCCGCCCTTGCTGATCCCTCGATTGTGATTTTGATTGCTAGCGTCGCAAGCCGCGCTGTTTCTGAGCTTAACGTTTTTGCAAAATTAATTGTTCGGATGCCGTTTTTTACATCTTTCCACGGCGGTTCTCCGGAATAAACAGCAGCGCATTTTTTAATGACCGTATCCATTACCGGGGATTCGATCGTATCAACGTTAAACGCCTGCTCCGCTTCGCTTCGAAAAAACATGCTTAGCCACCTCTTAATAGTTGTTATCAGTCCCATTCCTAGCCCTCTGTCACTTTTCTGCCGCACATCGGGCAGTAATTGACGTTATGCGGCGTTCCCTCGATGCTCCCCGCCGCTCTTGTCTCGACCATCGTCTTTCGTATCAGCTTACACTTATAGACGTACCGTGCACGCTGATCGAATCTTTCTAAGGTTTTCCAGTTTTTCAGCTCATCGCAAAATTCGCACATTATGCACTATACCCCCTTCGATTAAATAATGGTTCGTACGCATAACGTAAAGCCGAGATAGCATGGTCGTTACCGTCTGGATATCCGCTGATAACGTTCCCGTCCTTATCCCGGTCGTATTCGTATTCCGTGATTTCTTTGTAAGCGTGCGGTGTCCGCTTCGGATCAATCACGAGAGTTCGTGCCTGCAGGAATTTGAATCCGTATTCAACGCTTCCCGGTCCTTTGATTGCTCCCCTGGCCGGGAGTCCGGCATCCCTATAGTCGTTTACGGACTTAGGCTCCGCGGAATCGCAGATAATCGTATAGTCATCATACCCTTTTTCTTTGATCCATTTTGCTGTTTTCTCATTGCTCCACTTATTCACGTATAGTTCGTCAATGAGATAGATTTTCTCCCGCGCCGAATCGTAGTAAGTCCGCAGGTAGCAGTACTGATCCGGGTACCATCCGAAGTCAACGCCTGGATAGATACGGTCCATGTGGCTAATCTCTTCGTCTGTGATGTCTCGGATCTCCAGATATTCAAACACGTTTCCGCCGTCTCCGTTCGGGATGCCGAGATACTCATGCTCGTACGCTTCCGGATTGACTTCTTTTAGATGTTCCGCGTCCTCGATGAACTTCTTTCCGAGCCATTCCGGCGGCGCGTCTGTATAGCACGAGTGGTGTATCACTCTTTTCGGATTCGGCACGAGCTTAATTCGGTTGACCCAGTTACTTTTGCTTTTGGGAGGGTTGTAGGATGAGAAATCATAGGAGATGTCACCACCTCGCAAAACTGACTGATTCACGGAACGCTCCTGTGCGTCGCCTTTCATCTGGTCTTTCTCCTCTTTCCAGAGGATTCCTATATACCCAAATTCCGGCTTAATGGATTTCAGTTTTGTTTCGTCATCCAGTCCGCGAAAGTATATCGTCTGTCCAGTCTTGATATACTTAATTTCGAGCGGAGACACCTTAAACTCGAACTCTTCCATCAGCCCCAGCTCATTAATCGCCCATTTCATGTTGGCATACACGGAATCTTTCAGTGTCCCGGCTACCTGTCTTGTGATACACGCGTGCATCTGCGGGTTATTCTTGAGGATTTCAACGATTTTGAAAGCCACATAGGACGATTTCAGACCGCCACGCCCGCCCTCAAACACGTATTCAATGTTAGGCTCAATCCGCCGGTTGATGTCCACGAATGCTTTTCCAATCACCCTTGCAGGCAGCTCATACACCGCCGTGTCTGCTTTCTTGTCCGCCACAAGCTGCTCCCACTTCTCAACAGCCATCATATTTCCCTCGATGGCCTTACTATACACCGACGCTACGATCCGCGCGTTATTGTTCGCATTTTCATCGTCAATTCCAAGCTTTGCGAGAGACTTTTTTGCCTGCGCAGGTGCCGGGTTCTCGGCTATCATCTTAGCCAGTTCGGAAAGGGTCTTTTTCTGCCTGCGCACCTGTCCAGACTTGATACCGCCTTTTCTGGCGTTCTCTCTTACCTCGCTCTTACTTCTCCGGTTTGTCGGTATTAAGTTTTGTTCGTTCGCCATTCCATCATCTCTGTTCCCTTTCCTGTAGCTTTATTTCTTTACCCAACTCTTTGTTTTACCGTCCCACCGAAAGCCTTTTTCTTTTAACATGCTTCGTATGTTGTAGGTTTGCCCCGAAACGCTGCTTACCTTGTCCCATCTGATACCGTAACTTTCAATTCCCCTGGAATCATCGTAGCTCACAATACCATGTTGAATTTTATACGTCACGTCTTTGGTGTTCGCTTTCGGGTTGCTGTTGTCGAACGTTCCATAGGCTTTTACGATCTCAATTCCGCCTTTTTCGTTCTTTCTCTCTACGGCATCATAGACATCATCTCTATAATGTGCCCCGTAGATTGAATTTCTACGGTAGAATGTCGTAATTGTCTGTTCTTTCGCTCTCGGGTCCAATGCTGATTGGCTTTTCCTGCCTATTCCGCTTGCCCCCCCCTCGTCCGCCCATCTAGGTTCCCTCCTTCTTGTATCTCTCCTGGAACGCTGCGACCTTTTCCACGTCCCCTTCCAGTTCTTCCGGAACTTTCCCGAAGAAGATCACATGCTCCGGTGATAATCGTTTCATCATTTCTTCATATCCCCGCAGGAATGCCGACTTTTTCGCCTTGCTGTTCTGCGTTCCCACACTGGATACTGCCACCACGCTTCCCACCGGCTCGCCATCAAAGCACCACTCGAACGAGCTTTCATCGCTCCATGCGATCGTAGGTATTACACGCAGTCCATTAATTTGCATATATGCCGCGCACCAGTGTTTTCTGTAATGGTTGTAAATCTGCATGGCTTTCGGAAAGTCCGTGTACATGCTGAAATCCGGTGAAAGCACGTAGTCATAGTCTCTCAGTACCTCAATATACCTGTCCGGGTTGTTCCATACCCGTTCGAACTGGTAGTCATCCAGGAAGAAATGCACGCCCTTCCCGGCTCGCCTCGCAGTGCTCGCAGCGTAATTGAATCCGATCCACTCGCACTTCTTGTACTGTTCTGGCATAATTTCGGGGATTCCGTATTCTCCCACGCCGGAGAAGATCATTTTCTCGAGATTGTCGTAAGTCTTGTTTGTAGGCATAAAAATCACCCCCATACTAATACACTTCTATTCTTAGTGTACTGGTATGGGGGCTTTTCGTTGTACCCTTTTTGTGCTTATATCAGATTATTTTTCTGTTTTCTCGGATTTCTTCTCCTCAAATGGCACGCAATAAGTATCATATCCGTTTTTGGTGATAACGTTTTCATCCGTGATACTTGCGATCAATTCATTATCTCTCGTAAGCACCCAAATTTCTTTTACTTCTTTTCCTCCGATTGTCATTCTAACTCCTTCCCATGCAGAAGCAGCAATCTATACAGCTCCTCGATTGTCTTCCGCCTGTATCCCTGGAAATCTTTCCGCTGCATTGGGATGTACTGCACCTGGCTGATTCGGTCATACCCAATTCCAAGCGTCAAATTCGCGAACAGGGCACTCGATATCTCCGGGCAAGTCTTCTGTGCGGCCTGCAAGATAAGATTCTGGTCGTAGTCGTGCGCGTTTCTGCAATATGATACGATCTTATCCCCAAGTTCTTTCGAAATCCCGTAATCTTTCAAAAATGTGTTCCGAATGCTCATGGTGCAGCTCCTTTCTGCGTTACGCTTCTTTTACTTCATCTCTTAACTGGCAGAATTTGTAGGTGCACAATACTCTCCCACACTGAATACCGCAATATGTGTAGAGATATCAACCAAAGTTGCATCGCTCCATTGATACGAATTTACGTTGCCATCCGCGATTGACGGGCGGCGGATCTTATACCTGTTCCCTATCACAAGCTCTTCTTTCGTCATTCTGTCTTCACTCCTCCGGCATATCCATATACCAAGCTTTTTCGATTTCATCCACTAAATACACAGCAACTCCTGCGCTGCATAACGCACTCTGCGTTGCGATCATGTCCAAAACTTCCATTGCTCTTTCTTCTGTTTTGTAAGTTCCAAGCTGTTCGAATTGGTCTGTGCAGATTTTAAAACAACCTCCAACCGTCTCAGCCACATAAAGCACTCTGCAAGTATCAATATTGAAGATTGCTTTCTTGTCCTGTCTTCTAATCAGCATCTTCTTCCTCCTCTTCTGCTGGCATTTGATACACATATTCCTGTGCAAGCGCTTGATACACGGTTACACGGAGTCCGCCGATCCCTCTACCCGCGTAAATGATTTCATCTGCTTTGCAGCATCCAATTTGCTCAGCAATTTCATCAAGAACCTTTTCTGCTTTCTTTTTCAAAACTGCTTTTCAGCATCCCCGCTTTGATCAGCTCGTAAATAATATCAAGGCTTGTTTTTCTGTTTCTGTACCTGCAATTAGGATTCGCGTGAATTCTCGGGTCATCATCTCTCCAATCATTTACCTCAAAGTATACATTACTCACAAAAAGCATCTTTTTTCCTCTTGCTACGCACAGATAATAGCATTCGAAGTCACTCGATATTCCTTTGCATTTTTTAAAACCAAATTTTTCAAATTCTTTCGCTTTTACCGTTGGAATCAGCATATTTTTTCACTTCCTACGCAAACCTCAACTGTCCCTGACCATCGTCGATATTCAGATTCGGCACCCGTTCCCCTACTTTCAGATATGGGCAGTTGGCTTCTACCAGTTTCTGCGCCATAATCGGCACTACACTGTTCCCGATCCGCGCCACCTGTTTCGCGACCGGGTAACTTTTAAAATTATAATCTCGATTAATGATATAATCTTGCGGAAATCCCTGCATCAGTTTCAGTTCTTCCGGCTTCAGCATTCGCAGGAAAATGTCATAAATGATATATTTTTCACCTTTGATGTTCAAAACCACGTTTACCAATCCGAACCGGTCTTTTGTGGTGATCGTCCCGAGCGGATGGTCGAGCATTTGCCCGCATCCTGCCCCGTAATATTTGATCAGAAACGCAGATACCAGTCCAAAATGCCCTGGCGAAGTCGTTATGGTATGCAGTGGCTCATCACATCCCTGCCCGATGCCGGATTTATAATATTTTGTGATGAATGCAGTCACCAACCCGTACCGGTTTGAAGTGTCGATCGTCTTGATCGGCTCCGTTAAAAGCTGCCCTCTCGAGTCCCCGTCCCGCGTCTCTCCGTGATATTGGATGATAAAGGCTAATGCGTCTTTATTTTTTACGATATACGGTTCTGGTGCATCGATGATATATTTTTTTATCCCGTTGGCTATTCGTTTTTGCGTAGCCTCTGCCAACGGCTTTTTCCGGTCAAAAATCGACATCCCGAGGTCAGACCAATCAATATAGTCTCCGCATTCTTTCCACCGCTTTAAACCGGTGTTTCCCCTGCTGTGCGTAGGCTCCGGCCACCGGATCTCTTTTCCATCCCGCCGGAACACTGCATACCATCGTTTTCTGGTGGTCGGTGCTCCATAATCGGCAGCAACCAGCTCCCGGCAATCGAATATGTATCCAAGGCTTTTCATCTGCCTGATGAATTTCTTGTAATCTTCGCCTTTTTTCTCCGGAATCGGATATCCCTTTTCATCCAGCGGCCCCCACTGCTGTATTTCTTCTACATTTTCCATCAGGATCACATCCGGCAGAATCTCCTTCGCATGCTTGTACACTGCCCACGGAAGAATCCGCAGACCGCGCTCCCGTGGTTTACCGCCCTTTGCTTTGCTATGGCTTGTGCAATCCGGACTAGCCCACATCAACGCCACATGCTGATTTTTGACGTATTTACGCAGATTGACTTTAAAAATATCCTCGGTCAGATGCAGCGTGTTCGGGTGATTCGTCTTGTGCATCAAGATGGCATCTGGATCGTGATTGATCGCAATATCTACCGGTCTCCCCAGTGCCATCTCAATGCCAACGGAGGCACCGCCTCCGCCAGCAAAACAGTCAACGATAAGATTCTTTTTCATAGAATTACCTCCAGAATATCTTCCAAAGGGACATAGTGTTTCATGTTATTCGCGTAGTAGACAACAGCACATTTTACAGTTTCTTTCGCTCTTTTGGATACATAAAACGCTTCCGGAATAACTCCGACACCTACATCACATTCCTCTTGATACTCTGCATCAAGACAACCTTTTACAATAACATCTCTATATCCAACAATTACTCCGATGAAATTCTTGTCAACATGTTTGAAATAGGTTTTTTCGATATACTCAACGTCTTTTTCGACAGTTCCATCATTGCCCATGCTCACAAGATTATTGTCCATTGCATCAGCAGTTAAAGTTTTTCTGTCGAGTCGCAACCATTTTCCGTCGTTAAATTTTTTATAAAAGCCTTTGCATTTTACCTTGTCGAATAAATTCATATGTTTTTCATTCAGAAGCCCGGTATACCCTTACCCCGGCCGGAGGCTGGCTCCTTTCTTTGTGTTTGTTATTTTTTATGTTTCTTGTTCCACTCGTTCAGAAATTCAATTTGCTCCTCATCCTCTTTCGGATCTTTTTTCCGATCCGGCGGGTCAAGCATTAGTTTTGCTGACGCGAGAATCACCGCGCAGAACAGAACAATTCCGATGATCTCCATTCTCTTTTCCTTCCTTTCCGAGAATCTGTTTTCTCGTTTTATCCCATTCTTTCAGAAGAGCATCCGGGAAATCGTTTTTACCGTATTTCGTTTCTTTCATTCTTCCGCCCCTCCAAAGCCAAACTCTTTTGCGAGATCCATATCCTCAAATTCCAGCGTCGCGCCGGTCTTTTCGTGCAGCTCCTCGTACATCTTAGCCAGACCTACACTGTTCATCTTCCGTACTGCCGCAGTGTAGTTGTCCATGTACCGGTCAAGCGCCTTTTTGTACCCCCATGTCTCATAGATCGCCAGTGCCGAGCACACGACGTTCGCCGCGCTGATGCAGTCCTCTGCTTTCAGCAGCTTTTCCTGTGCTTCTTTCTGGTAGGCTTCGGACAGGTTTCTCTGCATCCTGTCCACCCATTTCCGCAGGATCTCGAGCTTTACGCCTGTGATCCCGCTTACCTCTGCGGCTGTCATCGTCTCAGGGCTTAACTTAGTTGACGGCTTTTTCTTAAGCTTGTTGCTCATAGACACCTCCCCTATTTTTTTAGTGTTTCATCATCTGGCAGAAGCAAAACGCTACTGTTGCGCAGATAATTGCTGTTTTGATTACTGATACCATGCTTAACCTCCTGTCAATGCCTGCTCAAGCGCCGTGAAATCATAGTTCCGCTGGTTGAAATTGTTGAATTTGTTTTCTTTCTGCTGCTTCGTCGGCTCTCTTTTTCCCGGCTCATAATTTTCGTCGAGATAGTCCACGTAACCAGAATTGAAAAAGGTACTGCCGTACTGCGGCTTTCTCCAGTCCTCCTTTTCCAGTTCCGTCTTATACCTCTGAATTGCTCTCTCAAGCTCTTCATGCCCGATTTTAAGCAGTTTTTTCTTTGCTGTATCACTTACCTGCCCCTTGCCTTTTTTGTTCGGATACAGGCTCCACAACCGCTCGAAAAGAATCTTTGCTTCTTTGGTTTCCTCCGCCTTTTTCGACGGCTTCGGTTCTTCTGGTTCTTCGTGTTCCTCTTGCTTCTCCTCTACTGGCGGCGGTGTTTCCTGCTCCACAGCTTCTATTTTCGCCTGTTCCCTGTACCGCGCCTGCCGCTTCCGGTTGCTCGCCCGGATCTGTTCCAACGCTGCTACGTTCTGATGTTCTTCCCATCCAGGGATCAGAAGCGTGTTTTCCTCGTTTCGGCTTATCATTCCCATACTTTCCAGCGCTTTCATGGCTACCAGAATAGTACTTTCTGGGAATCCAAGCTCATTTGCGAGCATCGCCGGAGTATACGGGATGTTTTCGGTAAGGAAAATATAGCCATTGGAATTGCACCGCCCGGCAAGAGTCAGCAGCATGACCCAGATAAGAACGATGTTGTTTCCCTCCGGCAGGCCGCGCAGATACTTGATCTTTCGATTATCGAACATGTCTATTGACATCTTAACCCACTTAACCTCGCCCATCGTCCGCACCTTCTTTCAGACTCATTCCCGCTTCGTATTCGCGGAATATTGTCATCCAGTCGTCGAGTTCCATCGTGACTAGGATCTTATGATTGTTTCTTTTGTGGAATACTGTGGGCAAAACGTCTTTTCCACTTTCTTTCGCGTCGTGTTTCGCCTGATCCATCCAATCATAGAGCTGCATTCGCTCTTGATGTTTCGCTTCCACGTGGATTCCCGGGAGGCCTACAACATCGGATGCGTCACCGGTATTTCCGCAGTATTGCGCGGTCCGGCGGGACTCCGTGTAGCCATACTCCCGGAACTTTCTGGAAAGCTCCAGCTCGAAGCGTTTCCCTTTCTGTTTGCTGTTAATCGGCATCTCTGCCCCTTTCCGGCGGCTCCAGCCAGCCGCCTTTTTTGTCGTGACGTATAAAACATGAACCGTTTTGAGATACTCTGTTGACAGTTCCATGCTGGACTCTATGACTTCCCATCCGGGTTATCATCTACAATAATTCCGTATACGTGATACATTTTTTCGAAGCTCGGCATTCCGCATTGATGCGCGATCGTGTGGTGCGTCCTGCACAGGCAGATTTTCCGGTATCCAGAATCATCCACCCGCCGCCGGTCATTTCCCATGCCGATTGTATCAACATGGTGGATTTCGCCATCTTTCCCGCACACCGCGCATTTTCTGTGCTTGATGCACGCGTACAGGTACTTCCCGACATCATCCGCGCGCTCTATTCCGCTGTCTGAGAGCGGTATTCCCTCTTTAAGCACGAAATCCATCAGAAACGTGATGAAATCCCGCGCCGTCCCCATCGAACAGTCTGAAAGGGAGAAATACGGCTCTCCGGTCTCGATCATGTAATTGCATTTCATAATCTCTTTCATCTCCTCCGGGAGATAGCCCAACTCAATAGCTATATCCCGGATGGTCGCGTATGCTTTCTTCCGCTGCAGATTGGAGATGTGCCGCCCATCGTCGAAACGCATTTCTGTGTTCGTGATGGTTTTATTTTCAATTTCTTCTTTCAGCCTGCTTTTCGGCAGCCGCACTACAAGCCACGTATCACCGTCTTTTTCCACGGATTTTACGATTTCAGCCAGAGCGTGCATTATGCATCACCCGTTGGCATCTCTACTACATTCGGTGTCTTTTGTAATTTTTTCATTGCTTTGTTGTACTGCAGAATATTCAATTTTTCTAATGCATCGACTCCAAATAATGCAAAAATCTGTTCTTTTCTCACACCGGTACGGCTTAATTCAGCGTTGATTCTGCGTACCATTTCCTCGTTAATTAATGATTTCCCTGCATCCGCAGTTGATTGTTCATTTGTTTTTCGTGCTTCTGGAGATTCTGCATCTGGATCGTCTACCATATCCGCCGTTGGAATGCAGAACACCTGGAAACAAGCGTATTTATAAGCAATTGCCATTGCCTTATTGGTTGCCTTATCTCCTGTGTCCATCGCTTCTCCTACAATGGTCGATTCGACAGAGGAACCATCCTCCGCATAAAATGTGAATTTGATTTTGCAAGTCACATAATGCATCATTGAACCGTTTCTTGTTTGCAGTTCTTTCACATCTCGTTCCAGAATATTCGGGACGATTACAACCTTGTTTTTTGCAAGTGCCGGATGCAGTGCGTTGTAAACGTCATCAATGCTTCTAAATTTGAATTTTTGCTGTTCATTCATTTTGTTTTTTCCAACAGCTCCAACATCCGTGATAACACCCGCTATAGATCTGTAGATCATCGGATATGTCGTATTTTCCGTCATTAAGCGTCCCTCCTTTCAAACCAAATGCCGATGCTGTTAAATGCCATCTCTACACGTTCCAGTTCTTCTTCTGTAGCAACCACCTTGTAAAAGGCTGTTACCGTTTGCGGCTGAGGAAATGGCAAGTCATCTTCTTCATCTTCAAGGAAAAATGGTACTTCCGGATCTTTTGTTGCAACTGCCGCCGCTTTCAGCGTTTCTTCCGCCTTTTTTCGCTCTTCTTCTCTGGCCTTGGCGATTTCTTCGATTTTTTTTCGCTCTTCCTCCCGTGCTCTCTCAATCTCAGCCTGCCGGCGCTGCTCCTCTTCCTGCTCGCGGCGGATGCGTTCCGCCTCCAATGCCCGCTTTTTATTGTCCTCGTATATATTAATCCGGGTAAGGGCGGCACCAAGGTCACGGCTCTTCTGATAGACCTGCAACGCATCTTCCACAACCTCCGACTGCGTATTGCGGATAATGCCAATCTCAGAAGCAACCTTTTCAGCCATCGCCAGAAGCTCTTTTTCGATCTGTTTCAGGCTGGTGGTGGCGTTGTCCCACTTTTTCACATAGATCTCCTTGAGTGGCAGGTACTCCGCCCATTCACCTGTGCATTCTGTATACAGCTTCTCAACATCCCCATGACGCTTGCGGATGCGCTCTGCCTCCATCTCTTTCAGCTGACTATCGATCAGGCAGATCGGTTCGTCGATGATTTCAAGAAGCTCTTTTACCTTCTCCTCGAAGTCGTTGTAAGGCACCAGGCACTGCGCCTTTACTTCTTTCCGACGTTTCTCTACTTCTTCTCTGGTCTTCCGGAGAGACGCCAGTTCCGCCTTAGCCACGCTCTTAGATTCCTCAGTGAATACCGCTCCCTGATACTCCGCCATCTTTTCGGACAACTTAGCTTTCACATCCTTAAAATTGCACCGGATCACAGCCGGTTCCTGGCTAATTTCGATCTTTAATTCATTCATTTTCTTTTTCTCCTTCTTTTCTGTTTTCTTCTACTTTCTGCAATCCGAGAATCGCCGCGATTGTCTCAACCTGCGGGAATTTTTCAGATTCCAGATACCGGCGTACTGCTTCGATATAGCATCTTGCGCCGTCCTCTACACTTTTTTCTGTGCTTACGTCCATTCCTGCATATTCATAACGTTTCATTCTTCTACCTCCGAAAATTCTCCGTTTTTCAGCGTGTAATAAGTGTCCTCTTTGATTTTTTCGCCGTCTACACGCTCTGTTTTTACGCAGATCGGCACATAGCGTCCTTTTTCTTCATCTTTCACCCATTCCGCAAGCGTGATCCAGCTCCCCTTTTTGCCTTTTGCTTTTGATCTGCTGCCTGCGCACATAATCACAGCGTCTTCTCCGGTGCTATTGATCTGCGCGAAGTCACCGG